TATACTTCCATTATGCCCATTAGCATGTTCTATTGCTGAATCTAGATTGTTTCCTGTTGCAGTAGCGTCAGCACCTACTTGAAAAGCCACACCGGAAACAGAACCTATGGTTTGACTTGTTCCTGTAGAAATAACATCACCATTCCTAACAGGAACGTAGTTTTTCGTAGTGCCACTTGCATCTGTAATTACAATATGTGGAGTGCTTGTATTATTAGTCAGAGAAACCCCACCTGTAAAATTACTACCAGAAATTGTAGCAACGCTATCAGCAGTATTCGTCTTCGCTAGAGTTGCGCTATTGCCAGCAGTTCCTGTTAAATCATGGGTTAGGGTAATTACATTGTTAACTCTAGTTGCAGTAATTGTAGAACCATGTCCACTATTTGCGTTTATTGCTGATGTTAATGCCGCCGCCGCATTGTTGTTATTACCACCGGAGGCCCATCTGAAGTATCTCACAGGAACCGTACTGCCATCATCCAAAGTTCTAGTTCCTGTAGATGCAGTTGCTTGATTCGTATTATCATGTGAAGGAAAGTAGTTGCGAACATTTCCTGCACTATCCGTGATTGTAATGTAATTGATGTTAGAATCAGCAGTATGTCCTGTTGTTTCACCCTGAATCAATTCGTTTGCTCCACCACTTATCTGAACTCTAGTTATTTGATTTGGTAAGCCGCTTCCTAGTGTAATGTCACCATCTGCTCCTTTTCTGTTGGGCGCAGAACCAAATATGGCTCCAGTAAAACTAACAGTATTCGTAGGTGGAGATACAGTTGTATCAAATGGGTCTGCGCCAGCAGAAGCAGTACCTTTCCAACCATTGTCATATGCATTTATCGCATTTGCTAGGTTAGTTACTAAAGCCGCTACATCAGTTGACCTTGTATATGCTCTTGCACCTGCGGGCCAACTACCTCCTGTTAATGCGGCTCCATTCGTTGCTCCATCTACTGCAAACCACTTTGTCACAACCGAGCCATCTTCATTTGTTATCTGTATAAATTCAGTAGTATCAGTATGTGTAGCAGAATCAGGAATGGCTCCAAATTTAATATGGCCTCCTGTACTTCCTGCCGGAAAAACATCAGTCTTGAAATTGGCCTGACCTGCTATAGTTATAGTAGAAGTTGCTTGAACAGGAGAGGAAAAGTGTGCAGGAACTCCACTAAATGCTACTTCTCCAGTTGCTCTTACGTTTACAGGAAGATTGCTATAACCACTCACTGTGACGCTTCCCTGTGGATTACTACCACTAGCCGAAGTTGATAGCCTTCTGTATGACGTAGAATGACCATCATAGTATGCAGATGAATCATAATAACCAATCAAACGATTAGTTGCTTTTATCACAGTATCAGTTTGTATTGTCTTAGTTACACCACCCGATGTAATTTCAGCCACCACCTTGTATTCAGCAGGTTGATTGTATGAACTGCTCGTTGTATTTTCCAAATACAACTTCAAATTTGTATTGTGAAATATCATCATCTTTTGAGTTAGGTGTTGATTTAGATACCCTAGATAATTTACACTCTCGTAATTATTGAATCTAGAAGCCTGTCCTTCGTTAGTTGCATCTGGATAAGGTGGGGTCTTTTGTGAGTCTAATATTCCATCTTTTCCGGATGTTCTACTGGCTACACCATTTACATCATATGGAGTAATTATCGCTTCCAGTGTAAATGAGCCGTCATGCGCCCATAGTGGTTTTAGTCTAGATATTGCCGTAGTGCTACTGCCATCACTACCAACGGTTACTGTATCGTCATAGTTAATGTTTAGATAACCATTGCATAGGAGGGGAAATACCAATTTGTATGGTTTACCAACATATGCATTAACCATATTCATCAATCCAAGAAGTTATCCGCTAGCACTACTGCTTCTTCAAAGTCTAGATTGAATCCAACTGATGGAAATTCTGCCCCTGACATGGTAGTATTAAATGACCGAATGAAACCAGTGAGAGCAACCTCGGTGGTTTCTGAATTGTATGGAGCGAAATACTTGGCGTTGGAACCCAAAGAAGCAAAGTCATTGTCATAGCCTCTATTCTTAAACGTGAATGGAATCAATGGTAATTCTGATATATCCTTATCTGCATCTTCTGCACCATTGTGATAAGCAAAATCATGGTCTACTCTACTAGGTATGAGAATCATTAACCTACTCATATTTTGGTCATCTTGGAAACTGCTTCCATCTACATACGAATGGATAAGTTGTGCCATTTCAAATGAAGTCAAGTTTACTTCTCTAAGAGAATTAGAATCTGTATTTTTCTTTTTCTTTATGTGTTGCCCTAGAAGCATACCGCTAATCTGAACAGTTTTAGTTGCTTGACCAACATCAAAAGCGAGATTCAGTGATTCACCACGAACTGCTCCAGAAAAAGGAACGGGCATATTAGCAACCATCTTGGAAGTGCTGATGCTAATACTATCTGCAAAAAGAGGTATTCTATTTATGAATCCAGTTCCTACTTCAGTCCGTCTTGCTAACTCAATAAAGACCTTAAAATTGTTAAACGCTTCACCTGACATTACATCCTCACCACCGTTGAACTACTTCTGTTCATTTGTAGATTTATTTCTCTAGCGACCTTTTGAGCGATATCTCTTATCTCAGCATCAGATGCTCCTACTCTTCCATTAACATGAACGTGTATGTTATTTCCCATGCCTCTCATCATTCCCCTACTTGCAAAATTAGAATGAACTCTTGCGCCTCTAGGTAGTGAAACTAACTCAGGGCCACCCTCACCTACGATAGATAATCCTCCACCGGGGAAG